TATGTTGCTGATGAATTCACTCACGTTACAACCAACCTAGCTGCAAACTCAGCTACAACTGTTCACGACTTCTCTGATCACTTTAGGTTACAAAAGAATCAGAAAGATGGTTTTTATGATGTATCGTCATTAGAATTGATTACACCAGCTAATCCAAGTAAAGGTCCACCAACAATTGCTTCTGGCTCAAAAATTATTCCAGTGTTCAAGACATTTAATACAGATACTAGTGGTGGTGGTATTGGTTTTTACAATGTTGATAGTTATCCAGTTGATGACACTACAGCAACATTGCCTACCAATAAAATAAGAACACAAAACATTCCTGTATATGTTTCACCTGCAGATGGCAGTAGATTTGATTTGAGAGACTCTATTGACTTTAGACGGGTATGTGCAAATACGGCTAACTCAGTAGCTAGCTGGAATAGTTTTGGGTCTATAGATGTAACATCAGCAACATTAAATCCGAGTAATACAGTAACATTTACTGGTGAACAATTTAACTTTGCACCTAGAAAGCGCTTGGTGTCAAGTTATGAATATTATTTGCCTCGTAAAGATTCAGTGACATTATCAGAGTCTGGTAGAGTACAAATAGTCGAAGGTAGGGCATCAGATAATCCAACACCACCATCTTCAGATAAAACTCAACTGTTGCTTCTTGGTGAAGTTAATCTTCCAGTCTTCCCAACCTTAACAGCACGACAAGCAGAAGATGTTGATAGGCCAGATTATCGTATAACCTATGCTGATAAGCAAGTCAGAGGCTATACTATGAGGGATGTTGGTAAGATTCATGAATCTGTCAAACGTATAGCTCAGGTAACAGCGTTAAGTACATTAGAAAAATCGGCTACTGATTTAACAATTCCTTCTGAAGTTGATCCTTCTTTGAATAGATTTAAGAATGGAATTTTGGTTGACAATTTCCAAACAACTAAGACGTCTTCACAGAGGCATCCTGAATTTAGAGCTTCGTTTAATAAAGCGTTAGGTACAGTTTCACCTAGACACACACAAATACGTATTCCTCTTAATCACGAGCCATTAACAGCAAATAACGTTGCTGTAACTGGTAATACAATTACTCTTGCTTTCTCCCACAAAGTATTGGCTGAGGTTGATAGTGCAACGTCACGTAGAACAGTTGCAGTAATGAATTATAGGTTTAGAGGAAACCTTACCATGTTGCCTTCTGATTATGATAACTGGGTCGATACACGGTATAGACCAGAAGATCAAATTCAGGCAACAATTGATCTTGGTGCAAGCGCTGAGAGCCTTGCAAGAGTTGTTGAGCAAGATGTTGATTTCCAGCAGCCATCAAGTGAAGTGCAGGTATCACGAATTGAAGAAGTAATGTCGTCAATGACAACCACATCTTCCAGTTCAAGTCAAGTTCAACGAGGCAATGGTTTATTCAACCAACAGATTACTAATACAATCCTAAACGAAACACTTGCAGTAGAAACAACTACAACTACTACAAATTCCAGGAATGTTCTTGATAGTGTTGAAACGTTTGACACTATTAACATGGGTTCGTTTGTTAGAGATATAAGGGTTGAGCCCTTTATGAGAGAACAAACGATATCGTTGTACTTTGTAGGTGTTAAGCCATCAACACGCCATCATGTATTCTTTGATAAACAAAATGTTGATGAGCATTGCAGACCATGTACTGTTAGAGACGCTGCTTTGTCGTCTGGTGGAACATTTACACATGAAGATTTTGAGCCAACTGATGTTAAGGGTGCTACTCTAAGATCAAATAACCGTGGTGAGCTTTTTGTACAATTACATATTCCACCTCAAACATTTAAAGTTGGTACTAATGAAATTGTAGCAATGAATCAACCATCATATAGTTCGGTTGAAAAACAACCCAACTCATTTGCTATTGGTACTCATAACTCAAGTAACTTTGGTATTGATATGGGTAGCTCTGAGTTAACATTACGTAATGTTAACTTTGATAAGAGAAGAGTCTCAGATGTTCTTGTTGAAACAGAAAATACAATTGAGAATAGAAGTCTTGTTGTTGGCCAATCAGTAACATCACAATTTGCTGGTTTCATATCTCAAGATGATGATGGTGATGGAGATCAGGCAGATGGAGATGATGGAGATTGCGGAGATCCATTAGCTCAAACATTCTTTGTTAAGCCTCCTAGGAGCTTTGGTCCTTCCAGAAACAACAATTCAACGCTTGATGGTACACCAAGAGAGACAGTTAATGATGATGGTGTCGTTCTTAGCCGACCAGATAACGAATCACAAGAAGGTGTATTTGTATCTAAGATCGATCTATACTTTGCTCAAAAAGATCCATTAATGGGTGTTATTGTTGAGCTAGTAGAGACTGTTAACCACGTTCCTACTGATAAAGTGGTACCATTTACAAAAGTACATAAAAGACCTGAAGATGTTGCTACCAGTACCGATGCAACAGCAGTTACTACTTTTGAGTTTAGTGGACTAGTATTCCTTAGAGCAAACAAGACATATGCAATACGAATATTAACAGATGGGTCTACACCGTTATATGAATGTTGGACGCATACCGTTGGCCAACCAGATGTTGCAACTCCAACAAAAATATCAACTAAAGATTTACACGAAGGTTTCTTCTACGCATCTAATAATTTGAGAAACTGGACACCGTTACCACATGAAGATCTAAAATATACATTGTATATGGCAGACTTCTCACCATTTGAGGGTTCGGTAGAGTTTAGAAACAGTAACATTGAGTTTATGTCTGCAAACTCTATGAATGGTGCATTCTTAGCTGGTGAGAAAGTATTTAAATTTGGCAACACAACTACTGCTGGTTATAGTTCTGGTAACCTTGCTGGTAATGTCACATTTAGTACAACAAATAGTGAAGTAACGGGTGTTGGTACATCATTTAATACATCAATAACAGCTGGCCAGTATATTCTTCTTTCAAATGGAAGTTCACACGATGTCAAACAAGTTCAGTCGGTAACAAATGCTACTCACATGGATCTAAAAGGATTCCCATCGTTTGCGTCAACGTCTTCACCAAACACATATGTTTATGAGGTAGCAACTGGAACAGTATATCAGCAAAAGGTTACAGACCAAGGCAATACAATTATATTAGATGAATCGTCTGCTAACTCGTCAGTTAAATTCTCAGCTGGTGATATTATTATTGGTGAGACATCTGATGCAAACGCATCACTTACATCCGTCGATGACTATACGTTCCATTATTTTGACAACTTATCGTATGTTCTTAACCCAGCTGGTACAAAAGTAACGCAGACAATGGTTGCAAATGCGGCTACTGGTCAAACAAACCTGAAGGCATATCCTCTCAATCAAAGAAACTTCTTAAAAGAGGATCATATTATTAGATCCCATTCAAACCAACCTGATAGTAAATCACTAAGAATTAAGTTGGAGTTGAATACATCTGAAGGTCATATGTCTCCTGTAGTTGATCATGTTACCTTTGATGTTGTTGCTTATCAAAATATAATCAACAATGATAGTACTAATGAGCATGATCCAGAGGGTGGTAATGCAACTGCTAAATTTGTTTCAAAAGTGTTTAACTTAGAAACATCTTTTGCTGCAGAAGATCTGAAATTCTTGTTAACAGCTGCTAAGCCTGGAGCAGCTAATGTTGAGGTTTATGCTAAGTTCTCATCTGAACTTGATCCTGAACCTTTAGAGACGGCAAACTGGACTAAGTTGAATATGTTGTTTGATCAAGATACAGATGAACTTAACAAACTTGACATTGCAGATTACGAATTCAACTTACCACATACACCTCAGAATGCCACGTTCATAGATGGTGCTGTAGATGCAGTTGTTGGTTCAAAAGAGTTGGTTGCAACTGGTGTAAGTCCTTCTGGCGCTGGAATAGCAGCTGGTGATCTTGTTAAGATTTGTCAGGATGAGTTCTCAGCAAATGTATTCTTCCAACTAGAAAGAGTTGCAAGCGCTAACAGTACAGTAATTGTTCTGGAAAGAGAAATGGAGTTTGACCAACGAGGCGCCAAGGTTCAAGAAGTTGGATCGGCAGGGTTACGAACCGCATTTAAGGATCCAATGCGTAATGGTGTATTGACTTACTTTAACAGTGGAGGCAATAGAGTGACTGGATACAATCAAGTGCAATTTAAAATTGTAATGTTATCAAGCCAAGCATTTACCCCACCAGAGCTCTATGATTATCGTGCAATTTGTCTGACAATCTAATGCGTATTAAATCTGACAATCCCTCATTCGACAGAGATATGTCGAGTATGGGTCTTATAAATAAAGATGTCAATGAGTATCATTCGTATATGCATAGACGTGAGGCTCTACTTCATCAGAAGTCTAAGGCACAAAATGTTGTACGTGATGTTGAAGAATTAAAAAACGACATGCAGGAAATCAAAAGTCTATTGCACGAGTTAATAAGGAAGTAAGATGGCAAAAACAGCATATAATGGAGCTAACGTCACAATAGTAACGGATACGTTTGGTGAGTGGATTGAAAGAACAAATCAACTCGTCTACGATCAAGCTACTATTGTGTTGACTGCTGCTGATGTTGCCCAACCAAACACAACCAATTATGGACAGGTTTCTGGTAACTCTTACATTAACGGAACATTTACTGCTAATACCGCAACAGTTATTGATGCTCTCCGTGGAGGTACGACATCTACAGCTGCTCAGTTAGATATTTCCTCGAATGTAGCACCAACAGCTAACCTTACGTTAGAATTTGGTTCTGAATCAAAGGCATGGGGAAATGGCTACTTCAACAACGTTAGAGCTTTTGGTGATGTTGAAGCTAGTTACTCATCTGACATAACTCTTAAAACAGATCTCAAGAAGATGGAGAATGCTCTCGAGGTTTGTCAAAAGATAAATGGCTATATGTTTAAGTGGAATACAGACGATGCTAAAGATGGTGAAACAGACTTAGGTGTTATTGCTCAAGAAGTTATTGAAGAGCTACCTTTCCTTGTGAAAGAAAATGGTAACGGACATCTTTCAGTCAAGTATCAATCTTTAATTCCTCTTCTGTTGGAAGCCATTAAAGAACTATCACAAAGAGTAGAGAAGCTGGAGGGAACAGATGCCTCTTAAAGTTAATGGTGTCACGATTGTTAATAGTACAGCTAACGTACAAACATCGACGCTACCAGATGTTGGAATCACAAACGGGACTACTTTTGGTAATACCACCCATACCACAAGTACAAATGTCTCTAGTCGAGGTCTAATAAACACAATAACAACCAACGAAATTCAGGCTACATCAATCCACTTTGAAGCGGCGGCTAATACTGCTATGTCGAATCAAACTATATTTGTAAGCACGTCGACTCCTACTGGTGGTGCAAACGGAGATATCTGGTACCAAACTTTTAGTTAAGGATTCTCTAAATGGCATCTGTCACAAGGTCATACGCAAATACGACTACGGGAACATTTAGAGATTTTCAGATTTCCTTTAGAACTGAAAGAGCTCACGATCCCCTTATTGCGTATAACACAGAATTTGCAGGGTTTTATAATGGCTTCCTAGGCCAATATGCTGGTGGAACAGAGGGTCCTTTATCGTGGATGGGTACATTTACATCCACGTATCAAAAATTCACATTGTACAACAAAAACTGGACATCGGAGACATCCGTATATGCCAAGAACTTTGTTGGTACAAGAAAATATACAAATTCCCAAACAGGTTATAAGAAAGAGTATGCTCATGAACATGAGTATAATAAAGTATGGACAAAGGCTTGGGAAAAAGATTATAATGCTAATTGGTCTAAAGAGTGGACAAAACAATATAGCAAAGATTGGGTTGGATCAACCGGAACATATACAGCAATCTATGAACAAGGATGGGTTGCTGATTATGCAATAACGTATACGAAAACTTACGAAGCTGATTATACTGCTACATATGTTGGTAAGGCTGCTATGTGGTCAGGTATCTTTGCGGCCGCAAACATATTTAAAGATTATACCGGCGTTTATTCGGCTTCTACTGCGTATACAAGCGTCGTTAGCTTTGCAGCCGACGCCACATACGAGGGTGCAACATATTCCAAGAGTTATGTTGGAGCAGCAACTGGATATGCTCCAAATTGGAATGGTTTTGTTCCATTCGTGGCTTATTCAAAAACATATTCAGCACCAGCAAACTTTGATACCTTATATCTTAAAACGTATTTGGGTGCAAGAGCTTATGGAAGTGATGTTGTTGAGTCAGCAACGTATACAGGAACAACACGCCTTGCTTTCTTTACTGGAGACTCACCAGGAGTGTTCTACACGAAAGAGTATGTTGGGACAGAACAATCATTTACAGGACTAAACTTAGGAAGGTTTACTAAAGAGTTTGCTGGTGTAGCTCAGTATGTAAAAGCATACACAAGAGACTTTGAAGGAACGCATGCGTTTACTCCTCAGTTTGCTGGTACAGCTTTTTACACCAAAGCATACACAGGAATGAAGTCATACCTAGGTGCTGATAGTGTTTACTATACCGGTGCAGCTAGCTTTGACAAAGCATATGCTGGTACAGAGTCATATACTGGTACTCATAATTTCACTGGATACTTCAATAAAGAATATGTTGGTGCTCGTAATTGGGATGGAACATTTATTGGTGCTAGAGATTATAGCGCTGAAGTAGCATATGAAAAACATTATGCAAAGAGTTGGGCTGGTGTTGCTGATTATAATGCAACATTTGACGCTGTATTGTTCTATAAGCCAGCAACAAAATCATATGTTAAGGATTACGTTGCTCATTATGTTGGTACTAGAAACTATACCTCATTCCAATCATTTGAAGGGTCAGAAACACTATACACTGGTGTATATAGAGGCATTGCTGAAAATTCATTTAGAATGTCAGCTTATGTTGATGGTGATGGTAACATTTTTGTTACATTCGATAAGTTCTATCAAGGTGAGGGACCATCGTTTGCTGGTCCTCGAAGCTACCACAAAGATTATGTAGCTGCTTATGTTGGTACTGGACCATCTGGACCTGGTACGTTTACAAAAAATTGGGTTAAAGCATACGTACCATCTGAGACATTTACAAAGACATATCTACAAGGGTTTAATGCAGATTATACCAAGTCATGGGAGAGAGCTTGGACAAAGGCATATGATGCTGTATATAGCGCTGCTTATACAAAAGTTTGGTCAAAAACTTATACCAAATTATACACAGGTAGCTGGTCAGCAACGTATAATAAAATATACACATCGGCTGTTGCTTGGGGTTCGTATCGAGCAGGTTCTGGTGGTGTGTTTTATGCTGGTCCTAATGGTACTAGAAATATTGACTTCACAAGAGCATGGGAAGGTTCGTGGAGTAAAGATTATGAAAAGTCTTGGTCGATAGATTATACAGCAGTTTATAATAAAGATTGGACAAAGGCTTGGGAAAAGGATTACCTAAAGACATATGATGCTGTATATACCAAAACATGGGAAACAGCTTGGAACAAAGACTACGGAGGATTGGGTGTTGGATTCTCTGCTTATCTTGGTGGTTGGACAGGCACAGCAACTAGCGTTGGATTCTTCGAAGGGACTAACTTCTTTGTTAAGGATTGGCAAAAAGATTATGTAGCTGCTTATGATAAAAACTGGGTTAAGACTTACACCAAGAATTGGTTAAAGGACTACGTTGTTGATTATCAAAAAGACTATGTTGCAACCTATGATAAGAACTGGGTTAAGGCATACGAGGCATCTTATGATAGAGCATACACTAAGATATGGCAAGGTGCTGCATATCAAAGAAACTATGGTGCAGTTTATACAAAGACGTGGGACAAGGATTATCTCAAAAACTGGGTTAAGACATATACCAAAGATTGGATAACAACATATGACAAAAACTATGTTAAGGCATATGATAAAACATACGACAAAGACTATGTTGGTACGTATGAAAAGAACTGGGTCAAAACATATACTAAAGATTGGTTAAAAACATATGACAAAGACTGGACAAAAATCTGGCAAAAGGATTATGTTGCTACGTATGAAAAGAACTGGACCAAGACATATACAACAGAGTATCTAAAAAACTATGTTGGTACATACCTCAAAAGTTGGGACAAGGTTTACACTGCTGGGTTGTGGAATAGAGATTATACCAAAGCCTGGGAGAAAGATTATACAAAAGCATATGAAGCTAGTTGGGCTAAAACATACGATAAGACCTATGATGCAGTATACAACAAAGATTGGGTAACGCTGTATACAAAGGTCTGGTCGAAAGATTATGTTAAAGTATACGGTGGTATATTTACATCCGTGTGGACTAAGGCTTATGATGCTGTGTATACAAAGAATTATGATGCAACGTATACTAAAATCTGGTCTAAAAATTGGGTTAAAACGTATACTAAAAACTGGGTCAAAGCATATGATAAAACCTATGATGCAGTATACACCAAAGCATATTCAGCTGCTTATACAAAGGTTTGGGAAAAGGCATGGTCGAGAGATTGGGGTAAGATTTATAGTGCAGACTATAACAAAGATTATTCAGTTGATTATACTAAGGTATGGACCAAGTCTTGGTTGAGAGATTACATTAAAGGATATGCTGCAACATATCTTGGTCCTGTGTATTATGGTTCATGGTTGAATGCTAATGGTGTTTTTTATGGAAACTATACACCTACAGGAACCAACTGGAATAAGGATTATGTTAAGACATATGTTGGTCAAGTGTTCTTTGGTGGTTTTGCAGCAAACAGAAGTTACAATAAAACATACACTAAAACGTGGTTGTTGGCAACAGCATATGATAAACTTTGGGAAAAAGCATACACCAAAAACTTTGACAAAGATTATACTAAAGTCTACACAAAAATTTGGACCAAAACATACTCCAAAGATTGGGGTAAGGTTTGGACTGCGTTGTATAACAAAACTTACGATGCGGTATATAACAAGGATTGGAATAAAGACTATACCAAAATTTGGACAAAGGCTTGGGAAAAAGATTACGTTGCTGACTATAATAAAGATTATGTTGCAAACTATGATGCAGTATATACTAAAATCTGGGCCAAAGACTATACAAAGGTTTGGGAGAAAACATACGAAGGTGCCTATGGAGCTGCTTGGGAAAAGAATTATGTTAAGGAATACACAACAACCTACGAAAAGGCTTGGTCAGCTGCGTATACCAAAGTTTGGACAGCTGCATGGGTTAAGAATTACGAAACCAATTACGAGAAGGTATACACCAAAAACTATGATGCTGTGTATACTAAGACGTATGCTGAAGGTGTTGATTATACCAAGTCATGGGTAGCTGCGTATGATAAGGATTGGGTCAAAACATATACCAAAGATTGGAATAAAGATTACACAGCAGCATATGATAAGAACTGGGTCAAAGACTACGATCAAATCTATGTTGGAACGTATATCAAAAACTGGGTTACAGACTACAATAAAGATTATGTAGCAGCATATGATAAGAACTGGGTTAAGACGTATACCAAAGAATGGCAAAAAGATTACGTTAAGACATACACTAAAAATTGGGTTGTAGATTACAATAAAGATTATGTTGCAAACTATGTCAAGACATATACAACAACATACGATAAGGTTTGGCAGGGTGATGTTCTTGGTACCTTCGAAGGTACTTACACTAAGCTCTGGACAAAAGATTGGAACAAGACATATGAGAAATCATATGCTGCATTGTATACAAAAATTTATACATCTGCTGTTAACTGGGGTTCATATCAAAACTCAGGTGGTGTATTCTATGCTGGTCCTCGAGGTGCAAGAAACGTAGACTTCACAAAAACTTGGGAGAAGAGTTGGGTCAAGGCATACGTCAAGACTTATACTACAACATACAGTAAAGATTATGTTGGAGCATATATTGGATCTGTTCCAGGTGATTGGAGTACAGATTATGTCAAGGCCTGGTTGAAAAACTGGGAGAAAGACTATGTTGGATCGTATGACAAAAATTGGGTTAAAACGTATACTAAAAACTGGGTTAAAGATTATATTACCACATACGATAAAGATTATGTTGGTACATATCAAAAGAATTGGGTTAAAGAATATACTAAAGATTATGCTGGACCAGTTAGTTGGACTGCAGCATATTCTGGTGTTGCATCATACGAAGTAACTAGACAGAAACCATTTACACCAACATACACTGGTGATCAAGACTTTGCTCAAGGTTATAAAGGCACGTTGGATACACATACACCATATAGTGGTACGACGTCGTTTGTTGGTCCTACGACAGGTGAAATGTCAACTGATGCTCCAAGAGTACAAATTAAATATGAAGATAACTGGGAAGTTATTAAGAAACTTCATGTTGTACAAAACAATGCATTTAAAGAAGTTAGAACTGGTTTTGTTAAGACTGGTAGTGAGTGGAAAGCATTCCACATTGGTTATAAACACGTCAACATTAATTTAAACAGCAATGAGTCAACAGGAATTATTGCACAATCAGCTGCTGGTTTGGGTCGTGGTGCAACTACAATTGATGGTAAAGTAACATACTTTGTTAATAACTTGAACTTGAGAAACTACCTAGTTGATCGTGGAGATGATCCAGACAACATTCCGCATCTTGTAACAATTACAGTAGGTGAAGATGATGTAACATCTAAGAACTTCATCTTTGGTTCACAAGATGATAGTGAGGCTTCAATTGACTTGAGTACAATGGTTAAGCCAACTGTTAATGTTGTTGGATCTGTTCAATCAGAAATTTCACATCTTGTCAAGATAGTAGTTAAACCTTCGGGTTATGTTATCGGCAAGGGCGGTACAGGTGGTAATGCCTTTACTGCTGCTCGAGGTGTTGGGCTGTCTGGTACGGACGGTGGTAATGCTATCAAGACAGCCAACACTGTCGAGCTATTTATAGAAAATTATGGAATCATCGGTGGTGGTGGAGGCGGTGGTGGAGCCGGTGGAATTACCGATCCATATTCAACACCAACCGGTACTTATACTAAGACATATACAGGTCCATCGTATCAAGGTACAACAGGCAATGTCGACTTTGCTAGAGATTATGCTGTAAATTATTCAGGAACCTTTGAAGGTGATAGAGCTTTCTTACGGACATCGTTTGAAAGAACTGCTGGCTTTGGTGCTGCGTTTGTTGGTGGATTTGGTGGATCGTTTGTTAGAGATTACAGCAAAGCATACTCCGGTGGAAGTTTTGTTGGTTCAACTGGAACCACATATCAGGGTGGTAATGCTCCAATATTCTATGGTGGTGATAGTAACACACCAGGTGCATGGTCTCCTGTTGGTACAGCATTTAATAAGTTGTTATTCTTTGGTGGTTTTTCAGGATTAGAACCATACATCGGTAGCTTTGTTGGTGGTACATATACCGGTACTGCACAAACATATATTAGAAACTGGCAAAAGAATTTTGACATAACATATGAGAGATCGGCTGGATTTACTGGTGCGTTTGTTGGAGCATTTACCGGTGCTGAGGCAGCATATAGAGGTAGTTTCTTAAATTATGTTGGTGACTATCAAAAAGATTACCAAAAAGATTTTGGTGGTGCAGCATCATTTGTAAGAGATGTTGATGGTGAGTCTTATGTTGGGTTTGCTGGTGCAGCAACCAACTTTGTTAAGCACTTTGTTGGATCAGGAACGGGTGATGTATTTGCAACAACCTATTCAGACTCATTTGTAAAAGGTTATCAAAGATCATTTGAAGGCACACAGTTTACTCGAGTGACTGCTGTTAACTTTACTGGTGCATATAGTCAAATTTATACCGGTTCATTTGTTGGTGAGTATGGTAAAAACTACGTACCAACATACACTGCAACTTGGGGTACTAATTTTGCCAAAGACTTTGCTTCAACAGGAATATCAACGTTTGTAGGAACAACAGGTTCATTTACTGGCACTGGTACAGTTAACTACGAAACAAACTTTACTGTAGAATATTCAAGAGCATATGAGCCAACAACAATTAGTTCATCATTTGATAAGGCATATGAATCATCGTTTATAAGAACAGATGGATTTACTGGAAACTTTCAAGAGCAATATATTGGAACATACACTAAATCATACTCTAAGTTGTTTGGTGGTGTTGTGGCTTCTGGGTTTGTCACATACTCCGGAGCCTCTTCAGATTTCAATGCTACAGCAGGATTTAGTGGTGCCTTAGATTACCAGAAAATTTATGCACCAACGTTTGTTGAATCTTACAGCAGACAAGCGTTTGCTGGTTCGTTCAGTAACATATTTACCACATTAGCATTTGATGGTGATTCTTACGCACATACGTATGTTGATAGTGACTCTGTTGCTTCCTACACTGGAAACTTTACAGCAACGTATGCAAAGACTTATGAAAAGGTTTGGTCGGCTAGTTATGATGGATCATTCACAAATGATCTAACTGGTGCTGTAAGAGGATACACAATAAGTGGTTTCAGTGGTCCATATCGACAAGAACGTACTTCACCAGAAGTGGATCTATTCTGGAGCGGTAGTCCGTATGTCGATATGTTCGAAAAAACATATGAAAAGATTTGGACTGGTCTTAAAGATGTTGAAACAGTATTTACAAAGACGTATCATGGAACAAGTGCTGTCTTCTATCCGAGAACTTACGTTTTCGAAGATGATTCCACTGGAGATTTCCGATCATTTACTAAAGGTTGGCAAGCACACGAATCACGTGCTTACACCAAGGAATATACTGGTAACGTTGAAGAACTTAAAAACTATGCAGCACAATACACTAAGAGTTGGCATGGTCCTGGCACACGTTATACTGGTTCGACGGGTCCCTTTACTAAAGACTGGACAGCTTCGTATATTAAGAACTATGCTAAGTCATGGGAAGGGGCTGCATATAGTAAAGATTGGGATGTAACTGGAACATTTGTCAAGGATTGGACAGGTACGTATAGCTCTGTAAGATCATTTGTTTCATATCAAAGAGCTAGCTTTGATGGAACAGCATTTGGTAAGACATACTCTAGCTTTGCTGTATATAGAACACAAGAAACACAGTTTGCAGGTGATTGGTCTAAGCAGTGGGCTAAAGAGTTTAATGTTAACTTTGGTTCGTCTGTTGTTAATTATGCTGCTGGTGGTGCTACAGATTATTCAGCAACATACGCAGCGTTCTATGGTCAATTGTTTGCTGGTGAGTTTGGTAAAGACTATAATGTTAATTACAGTGGTGCATATATCAAAGACTTTACAAATGAGTTTGTTGGTTCTACATTTACAGGTGCGTTTACCAAAAATTGGAACATTACATTTACTAATTCATGGCTCAAGACGTACGGAAGAGAGTCTGTAGCAAGCTATACGTTAGGTACATTTGAGGGTACATATCAAACCAGCTTCTTGCCACTAGAATACATAAAGGCATTTATTGGTTCGTGGACTGGTACATATGTCAAAAATTATGGTGTGTTTGAGAAACTTTATGCCAACCAAAACTGGGATAGCTCATGGCAACGTGGATATCCAGGAGCATACATTAACACAGGATTTGAAGGTCTGCCAACCTTTACTGCAGCTTATGTTGGTTCTAGTGGAACATTCTTAAAAGATTGGGTGGGTGCAACAGGTTTCGAATCATACGGAGCAATCCAAACAACTTACGAAGGTAATACAGCAACAACATATCAAGGTGGGGCTGGTAACTTCGAAGGTAGAAATTATGTGTCGGTTGCATATCAACAAGGAAGGTTCCAGGCTGGATTTGGTGATTCATATACGCAGACGTTTAGTACAACATTCAATGATGAGTATGCTAGAGGATATGATGCTCAAGCGTTTAGTGGATTTACAGATTGGACTAAGACGTATGCCAAAGACTATGCTATCACATCAGTAGGCGCCTTCACAAAGGCTTGGGGTGCTACGTATTCTAAAAACTGGGTGGCCACTTACACTAAAGATTGGCAGAAGATCTTTGCTCGGACGTATCAAGTTACTGCAACTTATAACGATGAGCTGTTTTATGGTTCATATGCCAGAAACTGGTTGGGTGCATACAGAGGAACATTTGACACTTCATTCCAAGGTCAATTGTATGTTGGTAATTATGTTGAAATATTCTACGGTGGTTTCTCTCGATTGTATGCTTCATACACAGGAACAATTGATTACAATAAAGATTTTGTTACTAACTTTACTACTAACTACAGTAAAGATTGGGCAAGAGAGTATGCTGATGCTTCATCATACTTAACCACATACGAAAAACAGTTTGCTGGTAGTTATGCAAAGGATTATCAAGGTACAGCTTACCAAGGTGATATTACCGTATCATATCTTGGTGTTGTTGAAACATCTGGTACTGCTGGATCTGGTGGTGCTGGTTTCCAAGTTGGTAGAACGGGTACAACAGGAGCACCTGTAGCTCATCTCCATATTGAGCCAGGTGATGGTGGATTACTCAATGGTGGTAAGATGGGTAAACCAAAGATTGAATTTGGACATACCAAGGTCAATGGTGGTATTGGTGGTAACCTTGGTAACATGGGTAGTGGTGGTGGTGAACATTACCAACGAAAGACTAGATATGCTCAATCTGGAGATGGAGGGTTGCCTGGAGCCGCCATTAAGGGGTATAATGCTAACTTCGTGACGTTCATCCATACAGGTAACGTATTAGGGGATCCTCAGTTTAAATACGTAACCTAAATATTATTGTCAGAATTTGAAAGGTGATTATTATGGCAGAAGTTGAACCCGCCAGCTCTGAGGCAGAGCTTGTTAATAGAGAAATTGATAAAAGAATTCCGGAAGGTGAAGTCGATTACGAAGCACCTCACGATGAGGACGCTTTGGCTGATCAGGTCAAAGCAGAGGAGCCTGAAGCCGATGAACGTAAAGATCGGTTAGGTTTACATAGAGCTCCTCCTGATCTTGAGACAAACTATTGGACGCATTTTCCGGTTGATAGTAAGAAGGAGACCGAAATGGCAGAAACGCCAGTTGAACAGGATCCCCAAAAAGATCATGAGTATCCGTTTGGTGATGCTCAATTAATATATGCATTTTATGCAAATGATAGAAGGGACGTAATTAAGTTCTTTCTGAGAATGCCTGATGATAAGGTGTCAGATCATTCTATTGATAAGAATCCAATCCACGAAGGTGCCTGGCATTGGATTCGTAGAACCTTTACTGAAGATCAGTTGGGTGAGAATACTCAACGTGAGATCAGCAAAATTAATCGTTTCCGAGAAAAAGAAGAAGAGGAAATGAAAGAGCGTGAACGTAAAGGTAAACAAGAAGAATTGTTCCAAGCTAAGTTATCAGCATTTGAGATTCCAGCTGTTACTAATAGTAAACACAGAGAGCTGAAATCTAATATTCGTAAAGCAAAGACTACTATGGAAGTCAATGCTACTGTTGGTGCATTAATAGCTTTGGAGTATATTGATGGAAAGGCACAATAACGGCTTTCTATATGTTGGATCACTAAGTAAAGTTTACTATGATGCGGCAGTAATGTCAGGTGAGTCAATCAAAGACTACTGGCCAGAAGCTAACCTTACATTGTTCACTCACGATAAATGGGTTGATGATAGATGCAGAAGCATCTTTCAAAATGTTATAACAGATGTTCCGGTACATTGTCGGGCTAAGCTGTGGGCATTAGATCAAACACCATACATTAAAACTGCATATATGGATGCTGATACTTATTGTGAGTCTGAGAGAATAAAAGACTTATTCGAAGAGCTACCTGATAACTATGATATGGTCATGACAGAAAATAGACCATACAATGCTAAGGTTGTATACTTCACAAACGAGGAGGAATTGCGTCACTACGATAAAGAGCACAAACCTCTTATCTGGGAGAATGGTGACGAAGAGAATGGCAAACCACTATATGCTGTACACAAATGGGAGCCTACAGCTAATAGTGGAGTGTATCGTATGAGATGGCATTGTGGGATGTTCATATATAATAATAAGCCACACACGCTAAAGATGTTGAATATGTGGTATCAAAACTACCGTATACAAATTGAAAATAAGAAAGGATGGGAAAAGATATTTAACTATCCTAAGTCGTTGTGGTTTTGGGATACGTTTGCGTTTTGGAGAACTAATTTTGAGGTTAACTATGAGGTTAAGATTAAGGAGATTCATCCAAAGTGGAACTTTGTAAGAGGATATAGGGATTGGGAAAAGGACGAAGATGGTCACATCATGTTTCATTACACAATTCCAAACGAGATGATAGATAAGGAGATATTGGATGACCCCGATATACGAAATACAATCGGAGATTTTGACGTACTTAGATAGCTGGAAAGATTTTGTATGGAGCCTAAACCTGGAAGAAACTTTTGGTCCAAATGGTACATACAGAGACAAAGGCGGTAAGTTTTTTAGGGAGAATAGATCAAAACATGCAACAAGTATAGAATGTCTTAGGTCCATGGATCACATGGAGCATGATGGATTTCCACCGGACAGTTATGGTTATGATTTTAACCAGATTGGTAAGTGGCTTGAAAGAAATATGATTAGTCATAAAGATGCTAAGCCTTTGATAGAAAAGAGTAATGAGTTAGATGAAACGCTCGGTGCTTATTTGGGTACAAGATTTTGTGCTTTAAAAATGTGGTATCCAGCTGATGGATATATTGCTTGGCATACAAATTGGAACGTACCAAGTTACAACATTCTATTTACATACAACTCAGGTGAGGATGGTGATGGTTATTGGAGGCATATTGATCCAACCGGTTCAGATTCACCACTACCAAATAAAATTAATGAGGGAGATGGTCACAGCAAGTTAATGCATATACCTGATCCACATGGCTGGTCTTGTAAGGTTGGTTATTATGGACGCAAAGAGGAACATGAAAAGATTGTTTGGCATTCAGCCTATGCTAGTGCACCTAGAATGACGTTGGGTTATGTTGTATATGAAGAGGTGTTGTGGAGAGATATGGTTGAAGAGATTGCAGGATCACAAGATGTGTGGCCACTTGCTCCATACAGTGAAGAGATGCATGCTAAGTATGTAAAAGGTTAAACAAACCTACCTCTACCACCTTCTTGATAGTATTTGTGTGACTTGTTAGCTATATTAACTAATGTGTAATACAATAACTGCTCCCAATGTGGTGCATCGTCAATAGCACCTCCTCGAGCAAAGTTAATGCCATCAACTCTATAGTTTGCAATGCAATACAACACATACCATATGTCATTGATATCGTTGTAATCAACCATTCCCCAACCTTTATAATGTATACATCTCTTTATAGCTCTAAGCCTAACATCCTCATGTAACGCTGCTTCTAGTTTTTCCAATATTGGTTGAATGTGTTTCCATTCCTTCTCAGCTTCCATATTGAAGAATCGACCAAATAATTGTTGTGTATATAATAAGATGAAGAAACCATATACCTGGCTATCCATCTTAGGCTCTAATGAATAAGTCATTGCATAGCACCTATAACCATTATTCTTTTATTTCGAAGTATCTCTCTAACACCAGTATCATATATTCTTTTTAGTCCAGCTTGCTTTGCTAGTTCTTCTGGTGTATCAACACAATTGATGTGCATCCATTGAACATTTCTATTATCATTGCTTTGGAATGCAAACACTTTCTTATCTGTGTTCATTGATGTTAACTCTTTCATATCAAACATATGTTCACAAGAACAATTTATAAACGTATCACCAGTAAAGTCAATATCATCAAATACCACATCGTTAGTTTTAACAGTAACTAAATCATCGTCATCAAAGATGTGGCTTGCTATCTCAGTAGTGTACCAATCTACATCATATAAGTTAAACTTAATGTGTGTGCCCAAATAATATTTAAGAAATGGTACTATGACAATACCATACCAGCTAGCCGCTATATCAATCTCTTGGATATCTATCTTGTTGTGCTCCACAACTCCTCTAAGTCTTTCACCAAGCCAGTTCTTACTTTGGATCTGGGTTTCAAATATACACTCAGAATAATCTTTAAACTTATATACATGATTATGGTTGACATACACCATTCCTTTATGATATAATCTATAAATCTGGTTAAGAACTGGATGGAACATCGTACCCCCACATTTTCTTTAATACTGTTTCTTTGTCTTGTACGTTGTCGAGAATACAAACAACATGGTTACTATCTCTCATAACATCTTGCTCACTATCATCTGGATACATTGATCCATACTTTAGACTGTAAGCTAGTTTTGGAGGTAAGAAGTTTACCAAGTCTGAGTGTCTACGGAACACCCATCCATCAATTCCATAAAAGCTCTTGAATATCTTTTCCATATTGCTTTTATACTCGTGCCACAACTCTTCGTAGTTGTTTTGATGTATAACCATTATAGATGAGTTAACATTACAGTTATGGACTATCTTTGCCATCTCGTCACTAAACCAATGCGTTCTAAGAAAGTTTGGTTTATCATGGCTTGATCGATAAACTAATTGGTCAATTGGATTATGGATTACGCAATCAAGATCAAAGAATACTGTTGGATTGTTAAATAAGCCAGGCTGCCAAAGGTATGTTTTGTTCCACCACATTCTTTCATCATGACGTGGCTCAAACGTAACACACTTAACCTCTGGATTAATGCCACGAGGATTATCAGTATAGCAATAGAAGTCACCTACGTGATGTTTTGAGAATTGTTTATATAATTGGTTGACAAATTCAGCTTTATAAGCTATACCAACTTTCATACAAACAGCGTCTATAGATACTGCTTCCATATATCAGCTACCCATCCTTCCTCTATATCAAGAGGATCAGGCTCATGGTCCTCCATAAAAATACATACCGAATAATCATCTCGTTTTATATATTTAGCATAGCGGTCTACACTAAAGCTGTCTGGATAATCTCCACCTCTATTGTATGAGTATACAGTTTTGGGTGGATAGGTATGCATTGTGTTTCTCCATACTCTCCATAAGTATGCATCTGAGCTATACAACGATGCCTTTGCTTTTGTATAATGTTTGCAAAAGTGGTTCCATATATCATTTGTAACTGGTTGTGTGTTATCAACATATATCAAACTTGCATTGAACAACATTGTTAGAAAGTAATTGCCACCATGCATACCAACTTGCCATGGAGGCATCCATCTAGTCCCAATGATTGCAGGTGTTGGTGTTTCTACTACTCTATCTAGCGGCCCATGGAATAAGTTATCAAGATCAGAAAACAATATTCTTCCCTCGATACCACATAACTTAGGGGCAAACAATGACATTTTGATTGCATCCCAAAACCACCACTGATCCATTGATAGTATATCGTCCCACAACCACTTTTCTGTTGTTTCGACGACTCTTATATCTTCATCCAAACCATTGCCATTATCAGTCATACAATATGAGTTAAACTCACAAGGCATCCATCTTTTTGCCATACGATGTATTAGGTTTGGATATTCAGGTGGAAACTTCGAGCCCCACTTTATTGTAAGTAAGTTCAATTGGCTTTCCATCTTCGTCGGTACGTATCCCTTCATCATCAAATATTTGTCGAAGTTCTCGAGCAACAGTTGATTTGACCTTATAGTCTAATGGTACTGGGTCTCCACTTTCTGCAAAGTGTGCATGAACTCTATGCTTTTTTTTTCCGTATCCATTTAGCATTCTGACAAAGTATTCTGGTCTTTGTTTAAATGCATCCTTGTCTTTTGGAAAGAACTCTGATCCTTCCTCAGCACCATAGAAGAAACTATAAAAGATTCCTCGTGGAAAGAAGTTTAGAATATCTTTGTGATATAGATTTAGATACTCATCGTTGCCTCTTAAAACAACCATATGCTTATCCATATCTTGTCTAAACTGATTCCATATAAATTCTAACTCATCATCATACCACATCATAAATGAGCTATTCATTAATGTTACGTGCTTGAAGAACGGATTAAAGCCAGATGCTGGATATGCTTGACGCTCCCAATCTATTGGTTTGAAGTAGCAGTATATTGTTGTTAGTTTATCGTGTACTGCATACTGAACAATATCTGTTATGTCTCTTTGTATTACTGTATCAAGATCAATATAAATGTTTAGTCCTGGTTGTGTATACGGTTTCTTGAATAGTAACATCTTATTCCACCAACCCCACATATCATATTTGGACACATCCATTAGGTTGACATCAGGAGAAGATATTGTTGATTCATTGGTAAGACAAAAGAAACGGATATTACGTTTAAAGCGTTGATCAAGCTGGTTCTTTAGCTCCATTACGTGTGTGTCAAGATAGAATTCATTACTATCAAATTCATCTTGTATTGGACCACCACCATAATCTCTATGCACCGTCTTTATACAAAAGACGTTAATCTGATCTGTCATTAATCCACCTTCTAGTAATCGTGAGATAATCATCTACACGTTCAAATACTTTACACCCTCTCCTTAATAAGATCAACGGTTCTGCATCAGCTGATACTATAATATCTTGAAATCTATGGTGATCTATTGCTACGGAGAATGTTTTCATCTTTGCAACACCACTATTTCTAAACTTTTTGAAGCTCTTTTGAATAATGTGTGTACGTAATTCGACACTGTAATCAAACTTCAGTCTTGTACGAGTCTTGAAATCTCCTACAGATAAATATGCTTGATACGTGTCTTCATACGTGGTGATAAACCAATACGGCCACCGTTTGTGATTATACGGTAAACGTAAATGGTCAAGTTCTGTTGTTCTTGATTCAAAATAGTCGGGAAGTGATGTATTCATAAACTCTAGCTCAAATCATGTATAAATATATTTAGTCGAGTTGTAGGAGCACAGGATGGCTGAAAAAGCAAATATTTTTCTGGATAAGGGATCAAACTTTACAACCACAATTGATGTTGTAGATACTAGTGGTGTCTCTGTCAATATGGCAGCATACACTGTGTCTAGTACGATTAAGGCATCCCACAGTAATGCCCAAATTAATGCTACTTCAACCTCCAATCTTACTTTTACAACTGCCGGCTATGCTAACGGTTCTGTTGTGCTTTCCCTAACAGGCGTTCAAACAGGTTACTTAGTAGACGATAAAAGATATGTATATGACGTAAAGGTCGTTACAGGGAGCACAACAACCAAGCTAGTAGAAGGATTTATGACAGCTCGAGCTAGTGCAACATGACGGTAAAGAAACTAGAAAACGGTAAAAGTGTTAGAGTGGAGCTAAAGACTAGCTTTAAGTTAACACCTAGAGAAGATCACAATAGTTGGAGGGCAGCTAATACAGCGCCACTAGCTAACACAGCTGGCACAACAGCAGTTACGTTAAGGACATAAAATGGCTATACCAAATTCAAGGGAAACATTTAAAGAGCATTGTCTTCGAAGGCTAGGAAAAGGAGTCATCGACATTAACGTCTCTGACGAACAGGTTGATGACCGCATTGACCAAGCAATCATTTACTACCAGGATTACCACTTTGATGGTGTACAAAAAACGTTCCTCAAACATTCTGTCACTCAAACAGACAAAGACAATGGTTATATCTCGATCACTGATAATAATATTATTGGGGTTATTAATTTGTTTGATATTGGAGATGCTACAAGCACAAATAATCTTTTCAATATTAGATATCAAATAGCATTGAATGATCTTTACGATCTTTCAAGATATGACTTAGTACCTTTCTATATGAACTTCCAAAATATTAGATTTATTGAGGAGATTCTCGTAGGACGGCAACCTCTTAGATTTAACAGACACGTCAATCAGCTCCACGTTGATATGGATTGGGAGAAGTTAAACGTCGGAGACTTTTTAGTTGCTCATGTATATTCCAAGTTTGATCCTGACACATATACAGATATGTGGGGTGATAGGTGGTTAGCTGAATATACAACGGCTTTAATCCAAATACAATGGGGGCAGAATCTTTCTAAGTTTACTGGAATGCAAATGCCTGGTGGAGTACAATTTAATGGAGAGACAATACTTACTCAGGGATTGGATCAAAAGAATAAGCTGCAGGATGAGATGATTAGTTCTTATTCGTTGCCAGTACATGATATGACGGGGTAGTTATGATATCTTTTGAAGAGTCACTTAAAGATTGGTTTGGCAAAGGACCGAAAGGTGATTGGGTCCGTATGGATACAAAGGGCAATATCAAGGGTGATTGTGCCAGAGAACCAGGTGAAGGTAAGCCAAAATGTTTACCAAGATCAAAGGCACATTCAATGAGTAAAAAAGATAGAGCGTCTGCTGCAAGACGGAAAAGAGCAAAAGATCCTCAGGTCGATAGGCCAGGAACAGGTAATAAACCTATAAATGTTAAGACAGAAGAGGTCTTAGCAGGCATGCTTTTGGAAAAGAGTAAGCCAAATAATCCTAAGCTGTGGTCAAGAGCTAAGTCATTAGCTCGTTCAAAGTTTGATGTGTACCCATCCGCATATGCAAATGGCTGGGCAGCTAGGTGGTATAAATCTAAGGGTGGAACATGGAGGAGCGGGTAATGACTTGCAATAACGATCAATGTGACAATCCATTATGTGATTGTGATCCCTGTACTTGTACAGAACAAGATCCTTGCGTTCACTGCGTAAGCCCACCGGAGTAATAAATGGTACAACCAAACTTCCACTTCAATAATTTTGATCACCGAGGTGAACAGAATCTAATTGATGACCTTGTAGCTGAATCAATCCAAATCTATGGAATGAGTTGCGGCTATATGGCTAGAACATTCTCTGCAGATGGATTCGATCAGTTATACACTGAAGAAGATCTAGCTTCGTTTGAGCAAGTGTCAGATTTAGTAACCTATGTTAGAAGTGTTGATGGATTTGAGGGTGAGGGAGACTTTCTATCTAAGTTTGGTTTAGAGATAAGAGACGGAATGACGGTATGTATTGCTCGTCGTCATTTTGAAGAAACTGTTGAGCAAGAACAATCAATTGCAAGACCAAGACCTGGTGACTTGATCTTTTTACCATTGAATGAAAAGGTATTTGAGATTAAGTTCGTCGAGCATGAACCAGTATTCTATCAAATGGGTGCATTGCAGTTCTATGAGCTGCGTTGTGAGTTATTTGAATACTCCAACGAGAGGTTTAATACTGGTGTTGATGTAATTGATCAGATACAAACAACACATTCATTGGATGTATTCACGGAAGTAGAACTCACTGCTGAAGATGGAACTCCATTGTTTACAGAAGATGGATTTAGACTATTACTAGAAGAGCCAGATCGATCTGGTGCGGTTGCACTCAATCACGTTACACTAGAATCTGTATTTGATTCTGGTAAGATCCTAACTGAGGATGGATTCTTTATTCTCGATGAGGATCAACAAGACGATGAAGACTTTGATGCTGCAACAGAATCCGAAAGTGTATTCATTGAGACCAAAGCTGATGACTTCCTTGACTTTAGTGATCGTGATCCATTCAGTGAAGGAGGTAGGTTCTAATGTTTGGCCATACGTTTTACCATGAGACTCTACGTAAATATGTTATTATATTTGGTACTTTGTTTAATGAAATACACTTTTATAGAACTGATGATGCTGGTAACAGACACCAGAAGATCAGAGTTCCTTTATCATATGGGCCGAGAGAGAAGACGTTAGCAAGACTAGAAGGTGATCCGAATCTCGATAGAGAGACGGCTATCAATCTACCAAGAATGTCATTTGAGATGACTGGTCTTGCTTATGCCTCCGAAAGAAAGCTGAATACAATAAGAAGAGTGACGTCATTAGCAGATGGTTCTGAGCAAAGTAAGTTAAGGAATATGTATCAACCAGTTCCTTATGATATTGCTTTTCAGCTGAATATAATGGTTAACAGAGCAGAAGATGGTACAAAGATCATAGAACAGATCATGCCGTTCTTCACACCTGAGTTTACTGTTACCGCTAATATTTTACCTGAGATGAACTACAAATTAGACGTACCGGTTATTCTCGACTCATTAAACATGCAAGACACGTATGAAGCAGATTTCGTGACCCGACGAGCGCTTATATATCAAGCTGATTTCACTCTTAAAGGATATTTCTTTGGTCCTGTGTCAAAGAGTGGAATCATTACAAGAGCCAACACACAATTCTTTATTGACACATCACTTCAATTAGCCAACAGTCATCCAGCCAACTCAGTGGTGTCTGGTATTAGCACATCGGCTAATGTACAACACAGTAGACAAACTATCGATCCTGGTTTAGACGCAAATGGTAATCCAACATCTAATGCTAGCATAACAATAGCTAGGGAAAGTATTACTGCAAATGATAATTTTGGTTTC